CCATCATTTTATCAAGTCTATCTGCTATTTTCTTTGTCCAAGTGAGTTGTTCATCTTCACCAGTATCAGTAAAAAATCCATATAGTGATTTACCCATATTTATCATAGGATCAATGATCATGGATTTCAAATCACCTAAGATAGTATCAACATGAGCCTTCATAGTATCTTTTAGTGTATTAAATCCATCAGCAAGATGTTGACCTGCCTTTGTCTTAAAGAATGCACTGGTATGGTGCTGGGCATCAGCAAAACTTTTGAATCCTGGAGCCATCGCATCTTCTATTGTTTTGTTGATGGACTCCTCAAACATCTCCATGTTCGCTTCCAAGACTTCCTTTTCCATCCCCATCTCTTCCATCTGTCTAATGGCGGAATCCATCATTGTCCGTTGAATGGCCTCTGCTTCACCTCTACTAGCACCCTCCTGACCCATCATACTAATGATGTCCATATTACCATCAAGATCCTGTTCTATAAAATCTTTGAATAGGACACCAGCATTAGAATTTTGTTTTCTTTCGAGGGTTATTTGTTCTTTGAGTTGTAGTAATGTGGGAAGTGTTTCTTCTTGTGTTGGTGTTGGTTGTATTAAAGCCTTGATCTCATCGGCTGTGATACTGTGTTCGTAATCATCCTTCATCACCTTAACAATATCATCAATAGACATTGTTTGATTTTTGAGGTGGTCTACAAAACCCTCTAATAACATCTTTATTGTTGATTCATCCATTGCCATAATTTTTACCTAATAAAAAAGGGGTATAGGTATATAAATACCTACACCCCCTTTAGATTCTATAATCCTTTCACTATATGTGAAGTGGAGTTTTACGTCATGTTGTCTCGTTTCTGCTTCATTTCCTTCATCAACAAATTAACAAATACAGTTCGTTCAAAATCAACCATATAATTACTATCTGATATCGGAATGTTAGATTTACTTGCCAAGTAGTACTGTTCTTCTAATATATTTTGAAGTGATGCCCCTGCCAACAGCAGAGGCATCAGGCTAAAAAACTACTAACCGGGATGTTTTTCACCTCACTGAAATCACAATTAGAGCATTTCAGTTCATATTCAAATTCAACCCCATAATCACTATCCTTAAACCAATCAATAAGAACACTATACATATCCTCATCAAAACTATCAAGGAACTCTACAATGTCTTTTATAGAAGGTTTCTCCATAACACCAGTAGGTGTTATGAACTCCTTCATACATAGAGCATATGTATAAGTGGCAATCTCAACTATTTGTTGTCTATCACTTAGACCCTTCATAGTATTAACTATCTTAATGGCCTTTTTCTGATCACCCCTTCTGATATAATCAAGTCTGATTGATAGAGTATCGTTGATTTTAATAACAGGGTCAATATTAGGTTTAAATTCTTTGTATTCTAATTCATCAAGTTTAACGTTATTGATACTTGTAGTACCACAATCAGGACATCTAATATTAAAGGTATATATTGAACCCTTTGTCTTCTTTCTTATCTCAAGAAGTAGATCGAATCTATCCTGTAAAGTGATATCATCAATATTAAAATCTTTATCAGTGACACAAGATGTGATTAATTCATCCATCATGGTTTCAACGATAAAGGTATCCTTGCTATCCTCATAGGTAAGTAAACCCTTCATTTGACCAGTAGTGATCGGTCTAAAAGAGACTCTTTCTCCTGTACTCTCAATAAGAGCAGTGTATTTGTAATCGGTAACGTGCTGTAGTAATTGGTTTTCTGACATATTATTCCCCTAACAGATTTATTTGTTTGTTTATTTATTTAACAGTATGTCTTTGATATGTAAATGTAACATCAAAGGTTGACACGGCTTTATCGGCATAATCAAGAGTCAATTCAGTAACTGATGTAGGCCACGCCTTGATCAGTTTGTATTCAGTAACAACCTCACCATTGATATGATTAAGATGTTCAACAGTGATATCAGACATATAATCAACAGGTGAACCATGACTATTATCACTAGTATCATGAATACTTTCTTGCCACTTAACAAATCTATTTCTGATATTACCAGTACCTGTATTGACATTAAAACTGATAGTAAAATCAGTATAGTCTTGTGTGCCAGCTAACTTATACTTATTTCCTTGCCAATTAGTCTCAATCATTTCGATTGTACCAGCAGGTAATGAAGATGTCTTAACAAGATACTTATCTGTGTCAGAGAAACCATTACCGTTAATAGTTACATAGAATGTGTAACCTCTTGCAAAATCACTGTTGGCCCCAATGAATTTGTCTAAACTGAATCCGTCTTTTGCCATTTTATAACCCCTTTTTAATTAAAATGAGGGGTATATTTCAACCCCTCTATAGTTCTATTTATACTTGTGCTGCTATCTCATCGAAAGATGCACCAGATTTTGTGTTAACAAACTGAAGTACCATAAATTCTGCTGATTTGGTAGGTTTGATCATGATCGTACACCACAACTCATTCCTATCAAATCTCTCTGCCGTGTTGTTAGATTCATCACAAACAACCATGTAATCATAAACACCCCTTCTTGACTTAACATCTCTAAGGAATGGATTAATCATATTAGTCAACTGACTTCTTGTGATTTCATCATTGGGTTCAAAGAGGAAATACTTAGAAGCTGTACTGATTGCTTTTTCAAGAACAATAAACAGTCTTCTTACATTAATTCTATTGAAAGAACTTGATTTATCAAGAAGATTTTTATTACCCCAAACAACCTTACCTTGACCAGCAAATGATACAATAGGATTGATACCATTCTTGTATAACATATCTCTATGACCTAACTGAGGATTCCAAGCAAGTCTTCTGATACCAGTAAGAACAGCTCTATTGAGTCCAGCAGGTGCCCACCAAGGATCAGCTGATTCATCGGTATGTGCATAGATACCAGCAACATGACCAGCAGAAGGAAGCCATCTATATTTCTTACTGTACTTGTCATACAATTCAACCCAATTACCATATAGAGAAGCATAACTTGTATTAACATTAAGATTATCAACAGTGAATGAACCAAGACCCTTTCTCCAATCAGTAAGATCGGTAGTCTCATTCCCTCTGTTATTAACAACAAGTTCATATGGACAATCAAGAACTGCCATACAATCAAGTCTTGACTCACAAATCTGAATCATGTACTTTTTGACAGGAAGAGGTTTGTCACCATCAATGAAGATGTTAACATCAAGTTCCTCTGGATTACTGTACAGGTCAAGTGCAACCATTTGAGTTGCACTTGATACACCACCATCAACATCAATTGTACCACTAGTACCATCAACAAAAGATTCGAATGTGTTTGTTGATACAGTCCAATCAGCATCAACAGCAGTTTCATTGAAATTGACTCTGATATACTGAGATGATCTATTGATGATAGATTCTGCAAATTTACTTACACCTTGATCATCAACAGCGTCAGGGTTGGTTGAGACATTCCATGTCTCAACCGTCTTCCATGTATCTTCACCTTGTTCCATACTCTGAACAAGAATCAAGAAATCTTTAGTTGTTGCAAGTGGTGAATCGGTTGCACGGAAATTGTAATATGTTGGTACAGTTCCTACATATTCAGATTTTAATGTAACACCATCAGATTCATATGGATAAAAATCAGTTGCCGAAGGAGCAACATCATTAACAGTAGTCAAATCATCTTTAGTGATTGTTGCTACTCTGATTTTATTACCCCATACACCCCTTGATGAAGCGATCATCCACATATCTGATGTGTCAGTAACAACAACATCATCAGAGAATTCATCTGGATTACCCATCTCTTCATCAAGTGGATTACCAAGTTCGGTCAGTGTCATTGCATCAGAACCAAAGGAATCAAATCCTCCTGATACAACTTTTGTTCCAGCAAAGGTAGCATCGTTAGGAAGTACTCTTGTTGTATATAGTTTGTTACCATACTTCAGGAACCCTGCTGCTGATAACATATCTCTATAACAGTGAACATTGGTTGTTGGTTCACCGAACATAGAAACCAACTCACCCTCACTTGATACAAATGTTTGTTGCATCTCAGGGCCTTTGTACGTATTTCTTAGAATTTCAACACCAATACTCGTAGATACCGCACCAATGGTAGTCGAGATGTCTACCTCTTTAATTGCCACTATAGGCGAAAGATAAAAAGCCATAATTTTTCCTTTTTAATGCCTTATAAGTTTGTTATAAGGTCTTTTGTATCTAACATTTGGCTAGATCACTATATTTACACCCATCGTCTTTGTGGGCTAACTTATGACAATCAATACAGAATGTGATACAGTTATCTACATCAGCACTCTCTATTGGATTGTTCTTTACTGGATCAATGTGGTGACTGTTCAATTTACCACCTACTTGACCACATCTCTGACAGGTATACTCATCTCTTTCGAATACCATCTGTCTTAACTCTGGTTGTAATTCTCTACCCGATACAGCATTTATATCAATAAAGGATGTCCAATGTTTGTTATATACAGGGCAGTTACCTTTACACACATCAGAACAATAAAATAATATATTATCCTTCTATATGTATTTATATTAATTGATAATTAATATAGGTTTTTGATTAGTCATTTTTAAAATAATCTACTTCATACCTTATATAATTGAAATTTACACTTGATTCAAGATTGGTTTCCCCTTCTCTATGACTCAATGTTATCTCTCCAAGCATAGTAGGGAACATATCAATGATATTCACTTTCATAACGGGGTTCTGGAAGTTGTCTATGATTGATAACTCAGCATCCACACAATAGTCTCTTGGATTCTGGTCATAATGATCTTTATTATTGTTGATTAACATCATCCATGTATATAGTAGATACCAATTCTTGAAATCGGCATCTACTATAAATTGGGTATACCACGGTTCAAATTCTACAGGAGGGGTTATGATCTCTCGTACTGCACCCATCCAATCCATTTGTGTGCTTGTCATGCTTATAGATGGTAGAACCGTACTGTGTATATTTAGTGTTAGGATGGATGAATCTTCAAGATCCGAACTGAATGGTAATTTAGGAAAAATTAACTTATAATTCTGACCCGATGCTTTATTTAAACTTGATTTCATTAATCACCCACTCTCTCATATGTATATAAAACTTGTAGTGTAGTGTCTAGGTAAGCACCTGTTGCCTCTTCTGTTGTTACATCAAGAGGGTAATCTGTTGCCGATAGACCTGTAGTAGTGGTTGTTATTTGAGCATTCTCTGGTTCCACTGCACCAATTTTGAACTCATTCACAACCGATTTAACAATCTTATCTTCTTGTATGCCTTGGCTCAGATAACCCTCTACTCTGAATGTCATTACCCACCCTAATGCCCTGTATTCATCTTCTGCCATATCAGGAAGCATCTCTGCTGTTGATGATTCAAGTACAACCTTCAAGTCAAGTGGTTCATACTCTTCACCAGCCTTAATATCAAGTTCAGGTACAGCAATCCTAACAAATGCTGTAGGGTTGAAGTAAGGGAGTATCTGTTCTAATATCTGTGTGATATCAACCATATACTCAGCCGCTATGTTCAATTCAAATGAATAGTTATAAGGGATAAGATTAACATACTTATAGATACTATTGACTTCATTCTTTGCTGTACGAAGGTTATGGTGTTTGTTTACTATCCTTGCTGAATCAAACTCAGTGGTGATAAGATTCACTGCCATCATAGGAAGAATTCTGTCTCTTTGCCTTGTACCATCAGATAACATCTTCTCTTCCCAATAAAATAGTTTAGTCTTTGGACTAAATCGAAGAGGGACTTTGATGTATTTTAACACATCACCAGTATCTTTATCATATCTGGCTATCTGAATATCATTGATCATATCAAGAAATTGAATGATAGTTGTTCTCATTATATTATAGAAGTAGTGTTGTTTCATTTATATCTCATCCATTATTTCGTTAAACATATCAATATTATCAAGCATGAAGACTCTAGCCCTATCCAAATTTGACATAAGAGTATTCTTCATTGCTTGGTCAGGTACTGTTCTGTATATCTTCTCTAACTTATCCATATCCTTGAATATG